CCTTGCCGAAACTGGCCGCGTAGAAGTTCAGCGCCTGGTCGTTTTCGCGGCGGGGCTGTTTGGGGGGGTTTGTTGGCGCCCCCCCCGCCGCGCCTGCCGGTGCTCTGCGAGCCCGGTCTGGTTGCCGCCCATCGACTGGTTGTAACCGCCGTACATCATCGGCTGCTGCATCCACGACTGCATCCCGCCGCCGTAGTTCATGCCGCCGTACTGCGGCATCCCGCCGCCCATGCCCATGCTGCCGACGCCGTAGCCGCCCTGCGGACTCTGCCCGAATCCCGGCGGGAGCTGCCCGAAATACTGCGCCATGCCGTTCATCTGGCCGCCGAAGCCGCCGCCCATCATCATCGCGGGCTCGGGCTGCGCGCCACCCCGCACTGCGTTGGGCTGCTTCTGCTGCGGCGCCATCGTCGGGTCGTTGCCCGCCGCCATCGCGTTCTTCGCCTGACGCCGCTCCTGCCGCCAGCCGTAGTTCTCGCGCTGCGCGCCGGTCGCCGTGCCCTGCTGCGCCTTGAGCTTCGCCTGCATCTCGTCGATGCGCTGCTGCATGCCGGCCTGCTGCTCGGTGCCCGCGCCCTTGTACTGCTCCTGCAGCGTGCCGATGCGCTCCTGCAGGCGTGCCTGCTGGTTCGCCGCAGCCTGCGCCTTCGGGATCTGCGCCTGCGCCGACGCCATCCACTGCGGCTGCGGGGGAGGCTGCATCTGCTGCTGCGGCGGGTAGTAGCCGCCGTTCATGTTCCAGGGGTTGTACATTGGTCACTCCGAGATGCTGGCGCCGCCGAGCTCGTCGTGGGGCGTCGTGCCCTGCTGGTCGGCGACTTCGCAGAAGATCTCACTGATGCGGAAAGGCGCCTGCACGTAGCCGGCAGAGCTCGCCGCGGATGTCAGGTCGTTGGTGAACACGAACTTGAACTGCCGCCCCGAGCAGCGCGGTGTCAGGATGACGAGGAACGTGACCGCCTGCCGGTTCTCGCCGAACTGCGCGAGCTGCGTCTCGGTCGAGGCGTACACGCGCCCGATCGTCGCGCGTGCCGTCGCCTCGTTGTAGTCGGTGTAGACCTTGCAGTTGATCCAGAAGTTGCCCGACGCGAGGTCGCTGTTCCGGTCCCAGTTCTGCCCCGAGGACGTGAGCGAGCGCAGCACGAGCTCGACCCGCTGCAGCATCTTGACCTCGGGGTTGCCGAAGTCCATCCACGCCGTCTCGGCTCGCGCGTTGACCGTGACTGCCGTGCCGTTTGCCGGGTCGGTGATGTCGGCATCCTTAGCCGTCGTCCTCCCGCGGAACTCCATCAGCGAACCGTCAGGGCGGAACACCAGAAGCTGCTGCACGTCGTTGCCGATCGAGGCGTGATGGTTAGTCATCATGCCGCCACCGACGATCAGCGGGTGGTCCTCCATCCACGACTCGTCAGTCTCGTACTTGTGGACGAACACGGCCGAGTAGGTCGCCGTGCTTGCCGGCAACGCATCTTGATGGCGCGTGGTGCTGCCCGTGTTGAGAACCCAGATGATCTGGCGCTCGCGCTCGTCGTGGAAGCAGCACACGACGCCACTCGAGTCGTCCACGACCTCGGTCGCGAGCAGGTCGCGATACGCCTTGCGCGCCACCGGTCGCACCTGTGCCCCGTCCCACACCGCCGGCCCGACCTGTGTCCAGATCCAGTGCAGGCCATTCGCGACGATGCAGCGATTGGTCATGCCGCGCTTGTCGTAGATGCCGAGCCGCGTGTAATCGGTGCGCCGGTTGAACGGCGACTGCAGCGCCTGCGTCGCCGTCAGCGTCTCGCGCGAGAACCAGCGATGCACCGTCAAGTCGTCGCCGAGGCACTTCATCTCGGCGATCTCGTTGCCCTCGCCGTCGAACGTGATGTAGTTCGGCGACGCGGTCTGCCCGGCAATGCCGGTGTGCCAGAGGATGAAGTCGCCGCGCTGCGAGTACCACACCGTCCGGTCGCCGAAGAGCCCGTTCGGGTCGGTCGCGTAGGCGATCATCAGCCGGTTCTTGTAGACCTCGGCGTAGATGCCACGCGGGTTGTTCGAGCAGTTGAGCGCGGAGTTGGCGCCGATCTGTGTCGGGGCGGCGAGCGACGTGTTGTAGAACCAGGTGCGCTTCACCGCGGCGCGCGTGCCGGAAAGGAACGCCGTCAAGTCGATCGCCACCGGCACGCCGCGGTCGCTGGTGATGATCAGGTAGGTATTGCCCGCCGTCGTCGAGGGGTTCGCCGCGTGGATGTCCGCACCCGCGTGCGTCACGAGCTGCTCGAACACGACGCACGAGCCGACACGAGACACGTCGGTCGTGTTGGTCGCAGTCCCGGCGAGGTTGCGCGCGAGCGGGTCGATGAACGAGCGCGCCTTCGTGCCGCTCGTGCCCTCATACGCCCGGTCGAGCGTCACCGTGAACGGCCCCGCGCCCGCGGCAGAGGTCACCTCGTAAACCTCGGTGCTGTAGCCGGTGCCGGAGGTCACGTCGGCGACGATCAGTTGCCCAGCAGTGCGCAACGAGGTCGTCGTCGCAGTCGCGCTGCCGTTGGTGAACGTGACGTTCTCTGACGCAGCCGGCGTGTAGAGCGCGGAGAAGCCGAGCGAGTCGTAAGCGAGCGCCCAGTAGGGGTTCGCGATGATCGACAGCTCGGAATTGATGTCGAACGCCCACCACCAGTCGCTCGACGCGATATGCGCCTTGACGAGCGACTGCCCCTTGCGCGTCCACCACTCGTTGTCGCGCAGTCCGACGTTGAACCCGCCACGCAGGACCGTGCCCTGCATCGCACGGTCGGTGACGCGCGTCGAGTCCTGTCCGAGGAACGGCCCGAGCGGGATTCTGCGGATGCCGGCCACTAGGACGTCTCCTCCACGCCCCACGTCACGCCGCAGTACTGGATCTCACCCGCGCCGATGTCGAGCGACGCGCCGAGCTTGAGCGTCGTGTTGACCGCCGTGCCGCGCACACCCTCCTGCAGATCGACCACCATCGCGCCCTCGGCCGAGCCCGCGAGGATCGTGTTCTGTGCCGCGTTCTTCGCGAACGATCCCACCGGCGCGATCACTTGCGTCGCAGACGACGAGTCGAAGAAGTAGAGTACGCCGGGGTTCGCAGAGACGAGCGTCGTCTTGACGATCGCCGTGATCGCAAACCCGCGCAGCCGGAAGCGTCGCCCCGTGTTCGGCGTCCAGACGACGACCGAAGTCGTGCCGGAGATCGAGTCGCCGATGAACGACTTGAACTCGGTGCTGCCGCGCGCACCGTCGAGCGTCGTCACCTGGATCTGGCTCTGCAGAACCGTGGCGAGGCGCGTGAGGGCTTCGACGACCTCGCGCATCAGAGCCACGAGTACGGCGCGGGACGCACGCCGCCGTAGTTGAGCCCCGGCTCTGCCTCACCCGCAGCCGCGCTCGGGCGCATCGTCATCTTCGCAGGCGACAGACGCTTGCGGTCGATGCCCACCGCCTTCGCGAGCTCGTTCTGGTAGAGCTGCGTCCAGAACTGGAACATCTCCTGCTGGCCGTAGTACAGGCACCCGTACCGCGTGGCTGCGATCTCGACGAGCTTCGGCTGGTAGAGCGTCGCGAAATTGGTGCTCGAGTCACTCGACAGCGACGCCGGGTACTCCCAGACGCGCTCGCGCACGGCGTAGTCGTCGTCGGGCACCGGGCGCAGCACGTAGCTATCCGCGTCGCGTGCCCACGCGACCGGCATGCCTTCGGTCTGCTCGTCGAAGTAGTTCGGGTCGTAGATCGCGTCGAGCGTCACTTCCTGCAGGAAGAAGTAGTTCTCGCCCGACGCGCGCTGGAGCATGAGCCAGCGGCAGTCTTTGAAGACGGTAGGATTCTGGAAGGCGTAGGTGTCGGTCGAGGCGGTCAGCGTGCGCGTGCGGGTGAACTCCATGCCCGCCCACGAGTGATCCGCGCAGATGTCCTCGCGGATCGCCTGGTCGATCCAGGTCTGGACCGCCGTGTTCTCAGCAGTCGTGACCCCGATCCGGCCGAGGTTTGCTTGCACCCTTGTCTGGAGCTCGAGGCGGGTCGCCACTGGTACGGTAGCCCTTCCGCACCCAGTCTCTCAGGTGCTCGTTGCGCTCGGCGCGGCGGGCAGTGCGAGGGCCATGCTGCGGCCCGCCGAGCGCCTCACGGAAGTTGCTCAGAACGCCCCCGGCTTCTGGTAGTCGGGGCGCGCCCACGGGTTGCCGGGCGCCGTCTTCGGATTCGAGGACGGGTTGAGGGGCGTCTTCTTGACGACGCTCGAGCCCTGGCCCGCCATGCGGACCTCGGGCGGCGTGCGCCGCAAGCTGGCGTCCTCGGGGTACTTCTTCCCGGCGAACGCACCGGAGCGAGCTTTCGCAAGCCGCTCCGAGTGCGTGTTGCCGGAACGCGAGCCCTGCTTTCCGAGCCCGTTGTCCATGATCAGGAGAACGTGAAGGCCGCGTACTTGATGTTGCCCGCGCCCGTGCTGCCCGACTTCGCGGTCGACGAGAACGACGACTGCGGGTTGGGGCCGCTCGGGTAGTGGTAGCCGGTCATCCAGAACCAGACGGTCCCGGTGCCCGCGCCACTCGACGCAAACTTCAGCGTCTCGCCACGGTTGAGATCGAGCACGTAGGGGCTCGCCGCCGGGACCGACACGGTGGCGATGCGAACCTCGTCACCGATGGCGTATCCGGGCGCGATCGAGAACGTGCCGA